ATTACTTCACATATTTAAATGTTACTGATTTTAGTTCATTCTGGTTTTTGGGAGGGAGTGACACAGGGTTAGAACCATTCAACTTTTAACTTAATAGTGATTATATAAATTAACTTATAAAGATTACCTTACTAGATGTAAACCACACTTTAATACTATACATATAAGATATAGTACCACTATATATAGTACCCCTTAACAGCATATTCTTAGAGGACTAACAACGAAGTTGTTGCCCCCCAACATTTAACCCCCCACATATTGTATATCCTATAAATACACTATATTTAGTATGCTATATGTCGTACTACTAGATATAGTGTAATGGGTATGCAACACAATATATAGTATGTGCTATGGGGGTGTACCTTTTTTATAAATAACTGGGGGGATATGTCAGGTTTAAATTATTCTTTCAAAGAGTGCGAAAAAAATCTTAAAGAAATACACAACTTAAAACACAGATGTAGTAATGTAGATATTACATAAACAAACTAAGGAGGAGCAATGACTAAATATAAAAGTAGAGCTACACGATTAGCAGACACTTTAGACATGACAGAAAAAATTGCTGATGTAGAGCAACTTAAAGAGGAACTGGAGGAATGGTTAGATAACTTACCAGAGAATCTACAAAGTTCTAATAAGGCGGACATGCTACAGGAAGCAATAGACAATTTAGAAAATATAACAGAGGAACTAGAGAACATACAGGAATTGCAACATGATGTTGAATTTCCAGGAATGTTTTCTTAAAGGAGGAATAATGAAAACAATATACAAACAACCTAAAACAAGTAAGACACAAGCTAACGAGGTGGAGGCAGTGCATAAATTAAATTCAACTGGTAGCTTAAAAAGAGTAGAAGGCACTAGATACGATTTGATAAAATCGTATGCTACTCCTATCGCTTATGTGGTAGATGTGGAGAATGGTAGTTTTATAAATGAGACTAAGGTAATTCTATGCAATGAGTTTTATTCTGTGACTACCAGTAAGCATCAGGCAAAAGTTAGAGAATTGTATCAAGGTTGTGCAATAGGAGAATTTGAGATGGGTGGATTCCTTAGAAGAGCGAAGATTGATGGGGTTGATGTTATAGCTGGAGCAAATCCGCACATTGTATTATATAACTAATACGCTTCAAGGTCATCAGTGTGGTGACCTTGTGGAGTCTTAGACTCAAACAAACTAAGGAGGAATAATGGAAGATAGATTAAACGAATATCAATTAGTAAAAAAATTAATTGATGATGTAAAAAAAGAATGCGAAGAAAAATTAGATTCTATGAAAGGTAAAAAGAATTATCACGAATATTCTAAAGACCTTATGTTTAGATATTCTGATATTTTACAAGCTGAGGGGGCTTTAGAGAGAATTAAGGATTCAGCTCAAAGCGTAGAAAACTTTGTGGATTCTTTACAAAGAAAATTAAAGGAGGAGAAATAATGGAAGATATATATGAAACAGTTGACTTAAAAACTGATAAAAGAGAATCAATGAATATTCATATAAGTAAACAGGATATTCAAAGAACATACTATGAAAATAGGAGTTGTGTTAAAGTTACCTACACAGCCAAAGGTTGGTGGGGTAGTGATAATTTTACACTCAGCAGAGATAAAAGACTAAGCGAGTTTAGTAACTCTGGAGAATGGATAGCTAGTTGGAGTGCTGGTGGACAAGATGACAGTATTAATGTAGTCAGGAGATTAGAAACAGTGCAACAAATAATGGAGGATATGAAATATTTTCTAGAGTATGGAAAATTTATGAACGAAACAGAGGAGGAGGAATAATCCGCTATCCCCTTAGTAAAGGTGGTAAGTCCTGGACACTCCTGGTGCTTAGGAAAAACCAGGACTACTACCTTATAACTTTTGTAAACAAGAGTTGGCGTAATAAGGACAAGCTAGTAGGATTAAAGTAAGGATTACATAGGAGAACTATGATATATCAAGTACAAAGCATTGACATTCGCGGAGGAAGAATCACATGGGAGTATGACAACGAACATGAAGCTAAATGTCAGGTTAGGAAACTTAGAGATGAGTTCCAAGATATGTTTTTAATCAAGTTGGTTGAGATAGAAACTGTATAAATAAAACAAATAAAAGAATAAAAGAGGAGGAGAAAATGCCTAATATATTTGATGACCCTAAGTCTATTAAGACATGGGCAATTAAATTAGCTAACGCATGTGGAGGACAAAAAGTTGAGAAATCTATAGTCCTGACATCACTAAATACGAAGCGGTTAGCAGAACTCCTGGACCAGTTTGTTCAGGACCATAACGAAAACACAATGAAGATAGCACAACAGTTAGAGGAATCTAACAAGGAAGAGGAGGAATAATGGATAATGTATTACTTATGCTTTTATTGTCGCTGCCTATTTATATAATAGGTGCATGGACATTTGCTAATTGGTTAGCAGAGAAAGTAAATTTTATATACAGATTATACCAAGAGAGAAAATGGAGAAAACAATATGAAATTTCAAATAATTGATGGTAAAACTTTTGTTAATGGTATCACTATGGAAATAGATACAATACCGCAAGAAGAGATAGCGGAATCATTAGCAACACTTACAATAGAAATAAACAACAAGAAAAATACACTAGATAAATTATTACAACAAAGAGATGAAGTTATAGTTCATGCTTTTAATAATGGATTTAGTGCAATTAAATTAGGTAAATTGTTAAACTTAACTAGACAACGAATATACGAGGTCGTTAAGTTAGCACAAACAAAGAAGCAAGAGGAGGAATAATGGCTAAATTTAATTTAGATAATTACGAAACAGTAGAAGATAGACTTAAAGTCTTTTGGAAAGATAATCCAAACGCAAGAATAAATACAGAGATAGCACACATAACAGAAGATGGAACATGTGTCACTATTAGAGCAGAAGTATTTAAGCAAGAAGAAGATGCAAGACCAGTAGCTACAGGTATAGCACAAGAAACTAAAGGGCAAGGTGGATTTGCTAACGCAGATGCCTGGATGGAAAATTGTGAAACCTCCGCTATTGGTCGTGCATTAGCTAACTGGAAGTATCAGGGTAGTACAAAACCTAGACCTAGTAGAGAAGAAATGTCTAAGGTTCAGGTAGAGAAGAAACCAGTAAAGAAACCTACTAATCAAGAACAAGCAGCTATGAATAAGATAGTTGATGAAATGGTAGCTGAACCTAAGACCGCAACTGGTGATGTTGGTAAGCAACTTAATCAATTACTTGAAGCAATGATTCCAGATGAATCATTACGACAAACTATTAAAGGTAATGCCTACAATGAGCTAGTCAGTAATGGTTTAGCGGACAAGGATATTAAATCCTGGACTAAAGAGAACATGGATGTCTTCATGACTAGAGCAGAAGATATGTTTAACGCTATAGGAATTGACAATGAAATTGCACAAACAACAGACAAAGAAATTGTTGAAGAAGTATTTGGAGAAGTCAGCGAATCAGTAGTAAGAGCATGTCCAGAATGCAATAGTCCAGATTGGATAGAGGACAACAGGGAGAAAAAAGCAAGTGATGAACGATTTGCTAAGATACCATCATGGAGTTGCAGCACATACCAAGGTAACAATGGTTGTGGTTGGACTGCATGGGGAGATACTGATTGTCCAACAGAGTGGCTTTAGAAGATGGAGGTATATCAATTAATGTGGATAGACTTAAATCTAAATTAAGAGAACGATATCCAAATTACAATTTTGATATACCACCAGAGCCAGACACAAAACATAAAGCACCTAGTATATGTTTAAGCAACACCATATTTTATAAAGATATGGAGGGCAACATGTATTGTGGTGCAAGATACAAACAAGTAGATGAAGATAACATATACAAGTGGGAGTTTAGAACATGTAACGCACTTGTTAAGAAATCAGAACAAGGAGGTAATCAAGATGTCATACCCTTTTAAAATAGTGGAATGTATTGAATGTGGCGAAGAACCACAGACAAATTTAAATTATGATGGTAGATGTGTAGGTTGTATTGCACACGAAATAGAGGATTTGGTATGAGTAATACATACAAAGACTCTTATAAATCAAGAAATAGCGGAGATGACATGGCGGAT